CCGGCCTGGGCGAACAACACTGCGGGTACGACACAGGCTGACAGCACTGTAACGTGGACATGCTTGGGCGTGGTGGGCAACTTCACCGGCGGACAAGCCCCGCACGCGCGGGTGCAGAACGCTTGCACCGCGACTTGGTGGGTTGCTGGTAACACGATCTACATTGGCGACAACCACGCCGAGTCGCAGGCAACGGCAATCACGATCACGCCTGCGCTTACTACTGCGACCATGAGCCGGATAATCTGCCATAACCATTCCGGCAGCTACCCGCCTACGTCTGTCGCGACCGGTGCGACAATCTCGACTACCGCGGCACTTAACCTAACTTTTAATCCGAACACAGGTGGCATTTATATTTACGGCATTACGTTTCAGGCGGGGGTGGGCTCATCCGGTGCTGCGCAGATTCTTTTGACGCCAGCCGGTGCGTTTTATTATTTTGATAATTGCGGCTTTAAGATTGCGACCACTCTTGCAAGCGCACAAGCGGTTCAATTGAATGTCGCCAATGCTGCCGGTGCCATGACATGGAACAATTGCACGGTGAGCTTTGGAGCCGTCCAGCAATTCATCGACGTTGGAGTCGTCAATTTTACTTGGCAGAATAGTGGGCAAATATTGGCGAGCGGATCGTCGGTGCCGACAAATCTTTTCAATTGGTCCAGCACTAGTCGTTTTGGAATTATGACATTGGAGGCGCTCGATCTGAGCCAGCTCACTGGTGGTCTTGTCGGCAATGCGCAGTCCTCTGAGCAGAGCAATTTCGTAGTCAAGGATTGCAAGCTGAACGCTTCGATGTCGGCGCCCGCTCCCGCGGCCCTGGCGCAGGTCATTCAGATGGTCCGTTCCGACAGCGGAGCAACCGGTTACAAGTCCGCCCGCTATCAATATGAGGGCGCCGAGACGACCGAGACCGCGATCACGCGCGTCGGCGGCGCAAGCGATCCGACAGGGCAAGCGCAATCGCGCAAGATCGTCACCACCGCCAACTCGCAGTGGCTGCGGCCGTTCAAGGCCGAGCCCTATGCGATTTGGAACCCGACGACCGGTGCCAACGTCACGGTGACGGTGTGCGGGACGGTCAACGCGGGGGCACTGCCCAACAACGACGACATCTGGCTGGAGGTCGAGTATTTGGGGTCGTCTGGAAGTCCGCTGGGGACGATCGTCACCACGACCAAGGCCAATCTGCTGACGGCGAACGCTGCGATCGCGTCGGATGGCTCGACCTGGAACGGCGGCGGCTCGGGCGCAGGTTGGTCCCCCTTCAAGCTCACCGCCACGCTGTCCTCACCGCAGCCCGGCATGGCCGGCTACCTGCACGCGCGGGTGCGCGCCGCGAAGCCGTCGACGACCTATTACATAGACCCGAAGATCATCTTGACATAACGGAGAAAAGCCTATGACCGAGGAACGCGCCGAGGCGCGCGAATCCAGTGACGCGTCTGTCATCCGCGGCAGCGGCCTCGGCGAGCACGCCGACGCGCACGGCCGCTATGAGATCGAATGCCGCGGGGCCGCCGGCAAGCTTAAATGGCGCGAAGTGATCGACAACGTGGTGGCCACCGTTGGCAAGAACCTGGCGCTGGATTCGTTCCTCGCCGGGACAGCGTACACGGTGACCGGGCCATTCATGGGCCTGATCTCGTCGACCTCCTATACCGCGGTCGCCGCAACCGACACGATGGCTTCGCATTCGGGATGGCTCGAGGCCGGCGGCACCAATGCACCAGCCTATTCCGGCAACCGCAAGACCGCAGTTTGGTCCGCAGCGACGGCGGGATCGAAGGCGCTGTCGGCGGCGCTGTCGTTCGCCATCACCAGCACCGGGACCGTCAAGGGGGCGTTCCTGTGCTTCGGCACCGGCGCGGTCGCCACCAAGGACGACGCCAACGGCACGCTGTGGTCGGCCGGCACATTCTCGACCGGCGACAAGGCGGTGGTGAACGGGGATACGCTGAATATCAACTACTCAACGAGCCTGTAAGGATCAGGAGCCGAACAATGTCGATACTCATTTCGTTCCTGTATCTGCTGTTATATATAGCCATCGTCATCTTCGTGGCGTTCGCGATTCGGTGGTTGATCGTCAGCTTCATGGGCTGGTCGATTGACGCAAATATCGAGAAGTGGGGCCGCGTCATCGTCGGTCTGCTGTGCCTCATCGCGATCGTGGTCTGGCTTGCTGGTGTATTGGGTATGGGTCCGGGGCTGCCGCATCCCGTCTACGGGAGATACTGATGCGCGGCTGGATCATCGCCATCGGCTTCGCGCTGATCCTCGTGGCCGGGATCTGGGTCGTGCATACGCTCGAGGCGATGTACCCATGATGACCTCGGTCAGGTCGTGGTTCGCAGATAACCAGGCGCTGGTCTACTTCCTGGTGGCGCAGGGCGTTGCCATCGGAGCTGCGGTCTTGAGCATTACAGCCTACATGGTCGAGCTAGAGGCGCGCGTGACCACGCTCGAAGTGCGCGGCTCGCCGCATCTCGCTGAGATCAACAATCGCTTGACGGTGACCGAGAAAGAAACGCAGGCCAATAAACAGCGATTGGAACGGATCGTTGACGTGATGACTAAGAGGCTAAACATAAACCCATGAATGAAAATCTCACATTGACCCAGGCCGGCGCGAACCTCATCAAGCATTTCGAGAGCTGTTTGAAGGAGGATGGCGACCGGTTTCGTCCTTACCGGTGTCCGGCCAACGTGCTGACGATTGGCTGGGGCCACACCAATCACCACGGCGAGAAATTTGACGAATCTTCGCGATGGACGCAGGCGATGTGCGACGACGCTTTCCTCGATGACATGGATGGGTTCGAGGACGCGGTTCGCAGGCTAGTCAAGGTCGAGCTGGAGCCGTGGCAGTTTGATGCGCTCGTGTCATTCACCTACAACTGCGGCGAAGGCAATCTGCAGAAGTCCACGCTGCTGAAGAAGATCAATGCCGGGGATTTCGAAGGCGCTGCAGATGAGTTTAAGCGTTGGAATAAAGCCAACGGCAAGGTCTTGGCTGGCTTGGTGCGGCGGCGGGCCAGCGAAGCCTTGGTGTTTCAGAACATCACCGATGAGGACTACGACGGTAAGCCGGACAAGGTCATTCGGCCGATACCGGAACCGATGCCGCAGGAGGTCGACAGTCCCGATGACTAGGCGGTAAGGTGAAGGCGTTACCCCCCATGACTTGGCCCCGCCGCAAGCGGGGCTTTTTTTATTTCTTCGGCGGGCAGTTGTTCAGCAGCCCTTTCCGTATGGCGATGGCGACGGCGTTGGCGCGGTTGGCGGCACCGAGATGGGTCTTGATGCGCTCGATATGATCGAGGACCGTGGTCGTTGACACGCCGAGCTCGCGGGCGATGGTCTTTGCCGTTTTGCCGTCCGCGATGAGGCGCAAGACGTGCCGTTGGCGCTCGGTCAGCGTCATCGACGGAGGGCGCGCGCGCTTTGGTCTATGGGGCATTGCAACCCCACCGTACCGTTGAAACATTTGGGTATACGCCCCTAAGAAATTATGGGTCAAATTAACGTGAAAATCGCGCAAAGGAATCATAATTGACACAACCCATGGATGGCGGGCGCCGGCCGAGCCGCTAGCGGCGGCGGCTATAAGAGGAAATGGGAGTCATATAGCTACACGTTTTGGTGGCAATGCGTGTCATCCTGGCTTCATATTGGATCGGGGCGGTAACGACGGCTGGAGAAAAATACCGGGGATCAATCACACGCAACTTAACTCAAGAGGAGCGACGGTGATGGGCCAGGTAATCAGCGAGAGAGATGCGGTCATTGGCAAGCGGATCGCGCAGATCCGCAAGCACCGGTTGATGACGCAGGCCGCGCTCGGCCAGGCGATCGGGGTCTCGAAGCACGCCATTTATCATTTTGAGAACGGGCATCGGCGGATCACCGTCAAGGTGCTCGAGCATATGGCGCGCGCGCTGCGGTGCAAAATGAAGGACATGCGCATGGACCCGGCGGACGTTGGCCCGCCGCGCGTGCGGGCCGCGCCCATACCGCGCATCCGGTCGAAGTCGTGGGGGGACAATGGACGGCCAACGCGACCACCCGACCAGGGCTGAGCCCGCCGAGGGCGCCATCGCGGTGGCGGTCCTGGCCGAGAGCGAGGAAACTTAAATGATGCTGGTCAAAATGCTGGAAATTCGGGACGCCGGGACCTTCATCCCGGTGATGTGCATTCGGCCGCTGCCCGACAACGAAGGACAGCGATACCTCTTGCGGCGCGACGGCTACTCGTGCGATCCGGGTGACCCAATCGTGATCATGATCGATGCTCAGTGTCGCGGCGTTTCCTATGACCCATACGATTGGCGTTCGACGACCCACAGGGTAGCCCACGACCACATCCGACAGCATTGGGACGAGCTGCGTGACGGGGATGTGATCGATGTGGAATTTATCCTCGGCCGAAGTAGCGCGCCGAAGCTGTCAGAGCGATTCGACGAGAACGGGCTCTAGGCTGGCCCGTGGTGCGCCCGGCTGGCCGGGTGCCATGGGTAGCGGGCGCGTCCAGGATGCGCATGGGCGGCCGCCGCTGGGCGCTGGGCGAGTCAAGTGTGGGAGAAGTGTGGGAGAAGTGTGGGTAGTTGGTCTGGCGAGGACTTCAGCTGCCCCTATCGCGCCCATCTGCGCAAAAACCCTACCCAGGCCCTACCCAGGCGCCTTTCCTGGGTAGGGAGTTAATGGCTAAGTATATGAGATATTGTCTATATTAGACATATCTCAGCCACGAATACGCACATAGCTTCTGGGAATATGACGCTTGCAATGCATGGCGAGGAACTGCTATGAATGGAAAGCGGTGGCGAAAAGTATCGACATATCAAAGGCTACCCGCCCACCAGCACGACAACCAATGGAAATGAGTGGAAGCCGATATCCAGCCTAAACCCTACCCCAGCCCTACCCCAAACGGAGGACGAAATGGAAATGCCGGAGGACGAAATGGAAATGCTTTGGATCAGAACACCCGAACATGACCGCCGCTTCGCCTGGGGCGACGACTATGCCGGCGACGGCTGGCAACATCGCCACACTGGTGAAATCCGCTGGACCGTCGTGGGTTTCGATCTGAACGGTGTCGCCTCTCCCGCGCTAAAAACACACAAAGACAAAGGCCGATACGAATGAAGCTCTCCGACAAGACGATCCGCACCCTGGCCTGCCCGGCCGGCAAGACCGAAACGACGTTCTGGGATGAGGACATCCCCGGTTTCGGGCTGCGCGTCCGCGCCAGCGGCGCCCGGACCTGGACCGTCATGTACGAGATCGACGGCCGCGCGCGGAAGATATCGCTCGGCTCGCCGGCGATCGTTCCCGCGGCCGCGGCGCGGGCGAAGGCCAAGGACATCATGGCGACTCGGCGGCTCGGCGGCGATCCGGCCGGCGACAAGACCAGCACCCGCGCCGCGGCGGCCACGACGATCGGTGCCCTGCTGCCGCGGTATCTCGTTTGGAAATCGCCGCGGCTTAAGCCGAAGACCGTGCGCGAGACCACCCGCCACCTCAACAAGTGCCTGCGGCAGCTTCACCACGAGCCGATTACGGCAGTTACCCGCGCCATGATCGCCCGGCGCCTCACCGAGCTCAGCGCGTCCAACGGCTCGGGCGAGGCCACGCGGGCGCGCGCCTCCTGGTCCGCGTTCTTCATGTGGGCCTGCCGGGAGGGACTGATCGAGAGCAATCCGGTGGCCTTTACCAACATGCCGTGCGAACCCGTCGTCCGCGACCGCGCCGTGAGCGATCCCGAGCTCGGCGCCATCTGGCGCGCGCTCGAGGGCGAGGACGTGGACGACGACTATGCGGCCATCGTCCGGCTTCTGATCCTCACCGGTGCCCGGCGCGACGAGATCACCAGCCTGCGGCGCGGCGAGATCGATATCGGGGCGGCGCTGATCACCTTGCCGCCGGCCCGCGTCAAGAACAGCCGCGAGCATGTCATCCCGCTCTCGGCGCCTGCGCGCGCCATCCTCGCGGCCCGGCTGCAGCACCGGCCCAAACGGAATCTGGTCTTCGGCTACGGCGAAGGCCCGTTCTCCGGCTTCGCCAAGGCGAAAAAAGAGCTTGATGCCAAACTCGGCGCCGCGGTGGCGCCCTGGCGCCTGCACGACTTCCGGCGCTCGATATCGACCGCGTTGCACGAGCGCTTCGACGTGCCGCCCAATATCGTGGAGACGATCCTCGGCCATGTCGGCGGCCACAAGAGCGGCGTGGGTGGCGTTTACAACAAGGCGCTCTATCTCGACCAACGCCGCGCCGCGCTCGAGCGGTGGGCCGCGCACGTCATGCAGCTCGCCGGCAGGGCGGACGAGGCGTCCGCCGATAATGTCGTTTCAATACGAAAGGGAAACTAAGTTTGCGCGCTCGCGCCCGTCATGGGCGGGTTTCCAGTTCTGTCATGTGCGCGTCGGATCAATAATGCTACGGGCCAGTTAATGGGGCGTTCAACAAGTTGCGGATGGGAGTTGTGAAATGCAATGGGGAGAGCCATGGTCGACCAAACGTGAGCGTTATCGTATCATGGGTGACGATGAATGGAGGCTCTGGTGGGCGTGGTACCCGGTAACTATACGGCTAGAGAACACGTGGGCTTGGTTGGAAATGGTCGAATATAACCAGCCTATGAGATTTAACTTACCGGAGTATCGTATGCCACGAGCAGAACGTCGATGAACAACGTCTTTGATCAATGAGTATGGAACAAGATGACGTTGGTCGAGCGTGCCATCGGCAAAAATTGGATTGCAGACAGTTAATCTAGCCAACGCAGCATGCGCGGTTCATTGACATTGGGGCCAAACTTAAGAAACGTCCCGTCCGCACTGGAGCAACCGACCGCCGCTGCAAGGCGCAAACGCCGATAGGAATTGACCCGCCCCATATGAACCGGCTTGCGGCGCTGCCGAGCTGCTAAGATGGCATCGCCGCCGCGACCGAGTTTGAACGCCGTGGTGCCGCCGATGAACAGCACGTCGAACTCATCCCACGGCGCCGTCGCCTCGTCCCACCCGTCCTGCGCCACGAAGGCGACGCGATAACCGGCATTCCTGATGCGCAGCAGCATCGGCCGCGACAGCGCCACGGTGGCGGCGTGATCGGCCAGCACGTCAGGGGCCACCGCGAACAAGCAATCGGTGGGGTCGCGGGTAGCCAGCCATGCAAGATAGCCGGCATCGGTGTATTTCTCTGGCGCGCTAAATCGCCCATTGTCGGCTGCCCACGGAGTATCCGATGGCAGGACATAACCCGACTGGGGCGTGTTTATGTAGCCAAGCATCGGATGCTGCAGGCTCCGGCGCACATGTCCGCTGAGATAGATCATGGCGTGAACACCCAGTGGTCCCACTTGCCCATTTTCCGTTCGACCCGATAATGCCGACGCCATCCATCTTGGCCGGCGGCGAAGTCGTGATGAGAGACCGCGCGCGGGTCGCCGCGTTTGCGTGCCCGCCGCAGGATGCCGCTAACCCAGCCGCGCGTGTGCGGCGGATAATCCTTGGCAATGCTCCATTTGCCCTCGCCCGCCGCCCAGCGGTCGAGAACGTCGCCGATCAGGGAGCTTGGCATGTGACCTTGACCCCGGAATGCCAACCGGTGCTCGTGACCACGGCGCCGAGCGCCACGGCACAAGCGCGCGTCAGGCTCTCTTGAAAGACTTTTTTCTTGCTGGCGTTGGTAGCGAAAAACGCAACGATCTTCTCAACCTCGATCAGAGTTTCCGACTCGATCGTAAACGTATAGAGATCGGTGTCTGCCGGGTTGACCGGACACTGGGCACGGACCTCTAATTGGTAGGTGTTTTTCATAGCTCGCCGCTGCCGTTGCCCTTCTTGGGCTCGCCGGCGTCGAGGCGCTCCTGCAACGCGCGGATCGTTTCGATGACGTTGGTCGAGCGGTTGACGAAGTCGGCGACCTGCTCGCCGGCAATGCGCGAGTGCTCGCGCACGGCGGCGGCGAGCTTGCGCAGCCTCGAGGCGATCTCGGCCGCGCCCTCCTCGACGGCCGCCGCGGCCTGCTCGATCTCGTGCGCGGCCGACTCGCCGATCTGATCAACTGCTTGAACAGTGACGCCGGCGAGCGCCAGCGGGTCACGGGCGCGAGGCGGCGCGTCGTTTTTCCCGTGCTCGCCGACTTCCTGGGCTTGGTCGCGGATTTTCAGCGGGCGGACGCGGTCGTGCTCTTGCTCGATGGTCATGCTTCCTCCTTGATGGCTTCGTCGTATTCATCGTTGGGTCATGGGGATTTCTGCTCAAGGGCGGCGTCTATTTTGTCTAGGGCGGCGCGGGCAACCTCTTTTGATCCGAATAAGCCCAAACCTCCCGACGTGATCTGTTTGAGCGCCGCCCGCAGCCGCT